AGTAGAACCGGAGAATCCTGTTGCTCCACCAAATCCAGTAGATCCGGAGAAACCTGTTGACCCACTAAAACCTGTAGAACCACCAAATCCAGTAGCACCTAGACCAGTAGCTCCGGTGAAACCAGAAGCACCAACAATACCAGAAGTTACAGCCAATATAATCTGATCATTATTATTGAACTGCGCTGCTCCACCATCAGTAGGAGTTACATTGAAATCCCAGTAAGATGTTGATGTATTAGCGTTGTAATGGGTTACTGAATTAATAACCC